CTACAGCTTATCCAACCATCCGGAGTTACCGGAGAGCTGCCATTCACATCGAAATTTGGCTTTGCGTCCTGAACCAGAAGGATATAGCCGTTCTTGGCTGTATAAAGTTCTGATACCTCGGTGACGGTGCCGAAATATCGATTACCGGCATCAGCACCACAAGTGCTTACATCAATGGACACCTCCATGCCTTCGATTAATTCTGGCAAGTTGTAAGTTTGGCTTACAGGTTGGTTTGGTTTTTCTAATTCATGATGCCAGGCGGCGCGAACTGTGCGTGCAATTCGTTCACGTAACTGTTGTGTGCGGTGATACTCAATAGCAATATCGCGCAGCTCGTTTACCAGTTCCCGGATTTGGTTCTCTTTCACGATTTACCTCCGTTGAGCATGGCAGCGCGACAGGCGTTCCATCCCATTTTGTACGCCTGGCCAATAGTCGTTACACAATCTGCGCTCTCAAGAGCAGAAATGGCCTGCCGAACACTGATGGACTCTGGCACAACCGGCGCTGGCTGCTCTTTGATGTGTAGTCGTGGCTCGCCATCTTTCGGCTCAGGCCATTCGCGCTGCTTGTTTACCGCCAGCTTTTCTACCATCGCTTGGGTAATCTGCTCGTCACTGATACCGGCACGACGTTGCGCATCCCAAAGCAAGGATTGCATGTCAGCCCATTCGCTCAGGTCGTCTGGTTCAGCAGCGGCCTCAAGCGCTTCTTTCGAGAGATGTTTCAGCGGACCGATTGGGCCAACATCGCCGAACGTGGCATCTGACCACTCGGCGTGTTCGCGGCGTATCTGTTCACGTTCTGACGCTGGCGGCGCGGTGTAGAGTGGCACATACACCGCAACATCATCAGCAGCATTTGGCTGCTGCTCTGACGTCATGCATGTACCGGAAAATTTATTTAGATATCGCACAGGTTCAGCGGTAAGCGATGCCAGCGCGATACGGGCCAGCTCGCGCAGGTTTTCGCTATACGGTGACGTGTTATCACGATTGATTACGTGATTCGCTGTATCAATTAAAATCTGCTTTTGCTGTTCCCTGGTAATAGTGGTCATGGGTTAGTCCTCACCTTTTGACAGTAAAAGCGCCGCTACCGTTTCCGGCTGTGGGTGGCGGTAATTCAATAACTCTGCCGGCATTTTCATTAACTTGCCGTCACCAGTTAGCGCATTAACCCGACAACCTTTTACACCAAACGCCTCGGTATCAATGGTTTCATCGTACTGATTGAGAAGTTCGGCCATTTTCTCCCGCCACTCTTCCGGCATTTGCATCATTGCTACACGCGGCATCACGAGAAACGCTGCATATGACAACCCAAACCAAAGGTCAAGGTCCTTTCTCTCATCATATTTTTTAGTTTTCATCTCTCACTCCCCCTTCACGCCGATGCCAGCAGCGCTCTCAAGTAATTCGTCAGCGGCCTGAATTTCAGGATGTTCGTCATAATCAGGCAGGTAGCGACGGGCTACTGCTGCAATGCTATTTAGCACCTTGCGGTGTTCTGCTATGCGGCGTTCTGCGGCTTCCAGCTTTTCGCGCGCCTGTCGCATATCATCACGCAGCGCCAGCGCTACGGCCTCTATTGCGTCTTTTCCCCGTTGGAGCTGAAGATTCTCATCCAGCAGCGCCAGCATGGTGGCGGGATTAGCGACCGCTATGAACGCTGTGTTGTAATGGTCCTGCTTGTCATCAACATCATCACCTTGCTGCACATAAGCCAGGTGCTTGGTATACCCATCTTCATCGGTAAACCAGATATTTCCCCGCTCCATTTCCCACGGCCCACGAGTCGCTTTCTCTGCCGCTTCACGTAGTGCCTGTTTGTCGATTGTCATGCTGCACCGCCTTTGCGAAGTTTGGCGGCGAATTCATTGAGTATTGTTTCGTGATTTGGGCATATGGTCTGTTCGATATGAACAATAGCCATCTCCACACCTTGCGCCCGCACTTCAGCCAGAAAAGCGTCGGTGGCTGGGGTCTCAGTGAAATCGTCCACCCACGTATCGCCAACGTCCTCGCACTCATGACGACAATATTCGTTGAATTCGGCCTCTGATTTTTTCAGTGCCGCATTCTCCGCAGCCAGCGCCATAAATTTCTCCTCAAGTTCCGCATAATCAGACGCCAGAACCATGTCAACGCAGAACGATTCAGACTGGACTGGTGGAGATAAATCAGATGGGGGTGCGGTGTAAATTTTTACCTCTTGCATTTATCTCTCCTCAGCATCGCATTCAAATATTTATTCTCGTTAATCGAGGGAAATGAATTGCGCTGCAATAATTCCTCGCGTGTAGGCATTGGTTTAAATTTCATCCTAATAATAAGTTCGGCTGGTAGAATGTCTGGATTGTATGCAAGTCCTCTCATCGTAAATTCCTCAGTTATTGCTGATAGCTCCGTAACGCGAACGGTAATCACGAAGTCTCGGGTCGATTTCAATGAAGTGGGTATATGCCGCTTTGCGGAATGGTCGTATTGATGTCTGCCTGATGAGTTCTTTTTCGTTACGCTCAGCTAGCCAGATTGAATTTCGAAAATCTCTTTCTGCTTTCGTTTCCTGCGGCATTGACATTATCAGGTCGTAGTTCTTTCTGAATTTATCCAGCACATCCGAGACGGAATTGCCGGAACATCGGCGCGGGTCGTCCGCCCCATATAGAGGTGCAGGCATAATTTACTCCGGGGTAGGTTATCCGAATAATGTGGTAGGGATAGGGCTATTTCTTTCGTAAACGTGATAGCCTGCTTTTTACCGACTCTTCACTTCGCCCGAGAATTTTTGCTACATTTCTTTGTGTATAGCCTGATGAGATAAGCGCCTGCATTCTTTTGTCTTCGTCTTCGCTCCATCTTGGCTTAACGAATGCCGTTTTTAATGACAGTTTTTTTGCTATGTAATAAAACTGATTTATGTTTAGGCCCAGATGTTCTGCTGCACGGCAAGCTACCATGCGACCGCAAACTGACTCCATCTCCGCTGGAGTTATGTTTAATCTTCTCATTAAGCCACCTGTTTAAGCTCATTTATTCTGATATTCATTACCTGAACGCATTTTGTCTGCGCATCATCGTTACCAGCCAATAATTGCCAGTCATGCTGATAACGCTCAATGAGTTTTTTCTTGTCAGTTTCTGACGCTGCATAATCACTGAAGTCTTTCAGGATTTGTTCGCAGTCAACCGATGGGGATTTCTGGCTGGTATTTTCTGGTGATGGTTGATTGCCAGATACTGGCATTGCCCAGCCCGGCAGAGATGGAGGGTACCAGTAAAATCCTGTTCCATCCTTCAGTTTTGCCCTGTGCCATCCCTGCTTTTTATCGAGTGATGTTTGTGCGAAACCTTCCTCAAGGTTATACAGATACCGACCGATTCCCCACTGAACGGCAGCACGCTTCATTGCGCCGGAGCGACCACCTTTGACGGCTTCTACCTGCGTGTTTTCAGCAGCATCCCATTTGGTGACCCATTCGGAATCAATCTTGATTGATATGCCGCACTCAACGCCGCCGTTGTTGGGAATATCGCGGTATTCATTGCGCCATCCTGCTTTGCCGCAAACATCGTCAAGGCGTTTCATGATTGCCCTGTTCGTGACATAAGCCAGCACCATAGCCCACACTTTGCCATCGCGTGTTTTACCGCTTTGCTGTATTCGCCATTCGATATCTTCAGGACTGAATGGGTCGTCGAATTTATTCAAATCCATAATTCACCTCAGAACGGTAATTCAGAAGGATTAGTCAGAAATTCACCTTTGTTTATTCGCTCGTTTCTGGCTAATGAAAGGCAATTTCTTTTCATCGATTTATCACCTGACTTACGCCAGTACATTGCTTCTGTCAGGTGATACTGACGTTTTAACCTGCTTAATTCCGGTGTCCTTGCTAAATCCACTGGTATCATTTCAACCTCCATTCGCGATACGCTTCAACGGCTTCGCGATACATTATTTTGTCACCAAGATAAACTGCAATTGCGAATTTAGACTGAATAGGCATAAGTGATTTATCCATTACACGGCACTCCTGGTTGATTCAGGATATCGACCAGACGTTTCCATCCGGTTCGTAATTTTCTGGTGATTCTGTCGAGAAGTGATTCAGAAGGGCAGCCAGCAATGGGCCACCCGGCAAAACAATATTGCATGGCGTGCTCCTTAGTTAATTTTCATAACAAAAATGCCTCGAATGAAGCGTTATTGGTATGCGGAAAAAAATCCGCCCTGACTGCGAGCGGCAAATAACATCAAGGGATGATTTTTCGATTAACCAGAACGAGTCGTCTTCCTCGTTTGGTTACGAGCGATATTGCTCACAATGACCACTATTAAAATGGTCATTAGGTGCTTATTCGCGCGCTTTGAGCATTGCATCTGCTATTTTGTATGCCTGAACTTCTGTGCCGTCAAACACACCTCCGCGTGCAATAAGTGACTGCATCGCTTTAGCAGCGAAGTAATCACGCAAGGTCATTCCTGACAGAACTCGCTTATATTCTTCAATCGTACTTGGTGCGAACGTTTGAAAATCTGCATTCGGAATTGGGAATGCATACCCTCCGTTATCTAAATTACTCATCACTCCTCCCCATCGTTTTTAACCCAATCAGGCCATTCTCCAGCACCGAGGTAAAAGTCAATTATCGAAAGCAATCGTGGATAAAATTTAAGAGCTTTACGACCATCCATCTCAGCAATTTCCTGCTTACTATATTTTCTCCATTCCTCAACTGTGTGGTTCTGGCATCCTGCTCGTACATATTCACCGTTCGTTATACTTATGAAGTATTTCTCACCCAGGATTACGAAAGTGAGATCAGGCAGGTCGGCACCGCACAGGTTGGCACCGCGCAGGTTGGCACCGCACAGGTTGGCACCGCGCAGGTTGGCACCGCACAGGTTGGCACCGCACAGGTTGGCACCGCACAGGTTGGCACCGCACAGGTTGGCACCGCACAGGTTGGCACCGCACAGGTCGGCACCGCACAGGTTGGCATCGCACAGGTCGGCATCGCGCAGGTCGGCACCGCACAGGTTGGCATCGCGCAGGTTGGCACCGCACAGGTTGGCACCGCACAGGTTGGCACCGCACAGGTTGGCATCGCACAGGTCGGCATCGCGCAGGTCGGCATCGCGCAGGTCGGCACCGCACAGGTTGGCACCGCACAGGTTGGCTCTCGATCCGCTCTCACGAATTGAGGTAATCCACACTTTGTGCTCTTCAAGAATCTTCGACAAATCTGCTGAATTCATGTTGTTATTCCTTAAATTTTGGCAATAAAAAAGGCCGCATTGCGACCTGATTAGATGAGAGGATTGCTGCTGAATAATTATCTAGCGGTAACTTGTCTACATTTACGATGACCTGCTGCGTAAAGCGCTACGTCTGGAAGACACACGCCAGTTTCTGGTGGCTTATGTCCAAACTCATTTGCGTATACAATGGCAGCACGCTCCAGATGGCGTCTGTACTCTTCCACTTGCCAGAATGCATCTTTCGCCATGAACTGAAGTGATTTTGCGTCTTCAATACGTTTTGGCGTTTCATGTTTTCCTTTGGCCTGAATCTGTACACGGCTAAGGGTGGGGCGGTGCAATACTTCTGAACTGGCTGTAGTCTCATTCTGAAGCGCAGCGCGGCGTTCTCGGCGACGACCTGCTGCTGAGCCATTGAAAGCTGTTCTGCGTGTCATAGTGACCTCCTGATGAACTTTGGTGGTGAATACAGCCGGGCGACTAACTCCGGTCGCGTACTCATTGCCAAGCGCCTCCGCCGAGAAGGTTAGCTTCTGCATTCACCCCAAAGCTCACTTTGGTCGTTCCGGCTTTTCAGCCGCGTAGATTCATCACTGAATCGTTGTATGTTCACCGTCCTGGTGAGTAGTGCGTCCTGTTGATGG